TCCAACCCAGATTGGGGACTGGGGGCCACTCCGGACGTCATCTCATTGTAAAGACCGTCCTTGTGCAGCTCAAGAAGCTTGTCGTAGCCCAAATTCTTGGGTTCAACAGGAAAGACATCATCAACCACGTTACCGTAGTGAGGATTGTCCCTGAGAGATTCAAGCATCTGCTTGATTCGAGCTGACCATCTCTCATACTCTTCGCGTCCGTGCATATACAATTGCGCGTGCGCGTTGAGAGCAGACTCTGTCATCGCCTGACGACGAGTCAAACTCCCAGACTTCTTAAAGAAAGCCATCGATTTGAAGATCGACGCAATCTCAAGGGGGGCACACCACAAGTCGTTGTGGATAGCAAAACCCCTCTTCAAGAAGTCTGCTCGGTGTAGGGGGAGTTCCTCCATTTCCGAGACTTTGTCGGGCATACTATACTTCATCCCGACGATCTCCGCAATGCGATTCCGCACTTCGAAAGTGTACCACTGAGCAGCTTTTGCTCTAGCGGAAAGAAAATCGTCTCCATAGTCGACGAGAGTGATGAACTTCTTGAACTTGTATCTCGCAAAGACACTAGCCCAGTCGTCCAACAAATCTCGCAATCGTGCAGCAGTCATAAAGAACATGCGCTCGAAAATCGACGTGCAAATGGAGTTCTTCTCCGCGGTGTATGATCCACCGCTGGGCTGGTTCGCCCTCTGACGCACAATCTCACCTCGATACGATCGAAGGTAAAAGAATTGCTCGCGCGCCAGACACTTCATGTAGTGCATCATCTTCAACACATACGGGTCCTTGGACGTACACTTCTGGGAATAACGCTTCCAGATGTACCAGAACACATATGGTGCGAGAGTGTTCGCAATGTCGAAGTCCTTTGCATCTAGGACAAACAACAGAGCTTCCAGTCCTCCGAGTTTCTCGGCTAACGCCTTCCACTCGCCAGCATTGCAGCAGTTAATTCCCACTGCATGCTCAGACTGTCCTCTAAACTTCTTCAAGTAGTCGAAGAATCCGCCGAAAAGCATTCGAGTCAACACAGTCTCGACAAATGCTCCGGCAGAAAACGTGCGCGCAACCTTGGTAGGCTTGCGTGGCTCGTCCTTCAACTTCATGTTGAAGAGAATGCCGGCCGTTTCACCACGATCCCAGCACTCCAACACTCCATTGAGTTCCTGTTGCATCTTATCATTGAGCCGGTAATTACCAGCCTCGCCAACAAGATGATCTCTCTTCTTGCGCCCAACGAAGGGACCAGCAGCCGAGGAGAAATTCATAGAATTCACCGCTGCCGGCTCACCATTGAGAGCTTGATGGAGAGAAAGAGGACCCACATGATCCCAGGAAAAGCCCTCCATAGCTTCAAGGTCTTCGAAGTAGTCGTCGAAACATCGTTCGACCAACTCCTGATCCAACCCTCCTGGGGGAGAGGCATTCAAGGCCGCAGCACGGAGCAACGGGTCAAAGTAGACATCATCATCAATGACCGTTGCCTTGAGGCGGGGGATGTCTAAATTCATCCCAGTCTCCTTTGTGATCTCATCATACAGAGGAGTCTTCTCAAACACCGAATTCATGTCAGTGGTGCGCAACTCACGATAGTTACCTTCGTAAGAGCCAAATCCACTCACATGCTGGAAG